TTTAATTTTTCAATATCTATATATTTTTTTACACCATAAAATCCCATTGAACCGTCTTCTTTTAAATATTTAATTATTGGACCATTTTTTCCAATTAAATATGTATGTTTATTATCTATTTTTATATTTAATTTATATTGAGTATTTTTATTAATATTTGAATCATCTTTAGATTTACTATTTGCTTTATTAATTTTATCAATTAATTTATTTATAGATATATTACATTCATTACATAGTGTGTAATATTTATTTTCGCCATTTGCAATTAAATCCAGTGCATTTTCCATCGTTTTAGTATATTCATAATTGAGTAATTCTTCAAAATGTTTTAATAAAAATTCTATTACAAATATACCAGTTTGTGTTATTACTAATTTATTTTTTTCATTACCAAATTCTTTTGTTTCTTTTTCTATTTTTAAATTCATATTTTCCAATTTATTTTCATCTTTGTTTTTAAAATCTTCTAATATATAGTTATTTGTATCTATTTTTCTACCTTCTACGTTTTCTTTTTTTACATATTCACGTTCTTGAATTTTATCAATTAATGATGAATAGGTCGATGGTCTACCTATACCTTTTTTCTCTAATAGTTGAACTAAACATGCTTCATTATAATGTGATTTTAATTCTTTTAATGTTTCTTTACTTATAATTTTGTTAGGAACAATATTACCTTCCTTCAAATTTTTTAAAAATTTGAAATATTTATCTTGTTCTATACCTTGTATTATCTTATAACCTGGAAATATATTTTCTTCACTGCTATATTTATAATATTTATCTTGTGGTGCAATAATTTTTATATTTAATTGTTTAGATATTGAATCCGACATCAAGCTTTCAATTGTATTATTCCATATTAATTTATATAATTTTTTATGTTTTGCTGTAAATTTTTCATCATTATCTGGTAATATATTAATATTTATATCAGTGGGACGAATTGCCTCATGTGCATCTTGTGTTAAATTATTTTTTTTATCTAATATATCTGGTTTATTATTATTTAATGAAAAATTATCTATATTTTTATTAATATAATATTCATTAAAATTATTTATAATATATTTTTTTGTATTACCAATAAACTCTTTACTATATAACTTACTATCTGTTCTCATATATGTAATATATCCTGATTCATATAATTTTTGAGCTAAGCTCATTGTTTCTTTTGGAGATATATGCATATTATTATTAGCACTTTGTTGTAATGATGATGTTATAAATGGAATAGGTGGTGTTTTTATAATATCTTTTTCATTGTCTTTTTTTAATATATATTTAAATGTTTTTGATAAATTCATAAAATTAATAATTGAATATGTATCATCATAATTAAAATTTAATTTGAATTCTATATTATTGCTTGTAAAATAACCCGAAGTATTAAAAGATTGTTTTCCGGGGCTATCAATTATATCTTTATAATTTTCATATACTAATTTAAGAGCTGGTGTTTGACATCTGCCAGCGCTTAAACTATTTTTTGTATTAGATACTATATATTTCCATAATATAGGTGATATTTTAAATCCAACTAGTAAATCTAATATTTGTCTTCCTTGTTGTGAATATACTAAATCCATATTAATTGTAGTTGGATTTTGTAAAGCATTTTTAATAGCTGTTTCGGTTATTTCATGAAAAATTATTCTTTTTGTATTTTTTATACCCAATTTAAATATAGTTGCTATATGCCATGCTATAGCTTCCCCTTCTCTATCAGCGTCTGTTGCTAATATTACTTCTTTTGCATTTTGTATAGTTTTTTTTAATTTATTAATTTGCGGTTGTTTAGAACCGATTATATGGTAACTAGGATTAAAATTATTACTAATATCAATTTGATTTAAATTAGATAAGTGAGTAATATGCCCAAAGCTACCCAATACTTTATATTTTGAACCTAAAAATTTTTCTATTTTTTGACATTTAGCCGGTGATTCAACAATTAATAATGTATAAGACATATTATATATAATATATGATTAGTTATATTTAAAATATAATATTTTATTCAATTTAAAAAAAATAAAGCAAGTACTATCTTTATTTTTTTATTTTTTTATTTTCTTTATTTTCTTTATTTTCTTTATTTTCTTATATAGTTATTAAATTTTATTGGCATCTGTTAACATGATACTTCAAACGTTGTTTTGTATTTTTTAATAATTTTTTTTGTTCCTTTATAGTGGGTTTATACATCTTATCAAAAATTTTTTGCTTTTTATTTAAACGTTCTAGACATGGTCTTGTAGCGTTATATGAAAATAATTCTATCAGTTCATTCAATTCAATATAGTCCCTCTTTAAAGAATTTAAAATAGTTAATTCGAATACCTCTTGTGCCTTATTATGATATACACTTATTTCGTTATTTGAATAGTTTTCGAAAGCATTTTTGGGCATTTATTTGCTTATTTTATAATATAAAATATATAATATTGTTTAATACATATAGGTTTGGATATTTTATTTTTCAATTTTATTTATACAACCCAAAATATCTAATAATATCGTTTTTAGAGCATAAAGGTGTAAAAACCATTTTTATAAAAGGTAAAATATTTTTTATCGTAACATATTTTTTTCCAAAATTATTTACCAATTTTTTTTGAATTGGACATTTTAAAAATGTCTATTTTTATTTTTCGTAAAAAACTTTTAAAAAAAAGTTGCAAAATGCATATTTTTTATATTTTAATACATAGAGATTTGGATAATGAAAAAAACGCAAAAAAAACACCTTACCATATTTTTTTTTCCCCAAAAATTATCGATTTCCCGGCCCTTTTCGGTCATCCATTTTTGGATGACTTTGGATGACCCAAAAAGGCCGAACACTTATTATTATTTTTTTATAAACCAAATATCATTTAATATAAAATAAAGTTTAAAAATATTTTATTATGTTAATATACGATGGATGACTTTTTAGGCCCAAAAAGGCCGGCATGTATTATCGAGTATAAGTGTATAGAATGTAACTATTTTACAGATAGACGCAGTAAATTTGAAAGACACTTACAAACAAAAAAACATTTAAGTAATATAAATAAAAACATAGATAATAACAAAAGCGAAAAAATATGTAATAACTATTCTAATTATTATCATTGTGAATGTGGAAAAAAATATAAATTTAAACAAGGTTTATTTAAACATAAAAAAATATGTTTTAATCATGAAGATTTAAAACAACATATAACAGAAGATTCTATAGTAAAATTAGTTAGTGAAAATAATAAAATTAAAGATTTACTAATAGAACAACAAAAACAAATAGTAGAACAACAAAAACAAATCGGAAATCTTATTCCAAAAGTAGGTGATACAATTAATAATACACATAATATTAAACAAAAATTTAATATTAATATATTTTTGAATGAACAATGTAAGGATGCTATTAATATGAATGATTTTATTCAACAGCTTCAATTAACTTTAAATAATTTAGATACAACCAAATCAAAAGGTTTAACTGATGGATTAACAAACATATTTATAGAAAACATGAATAAATTAAGTTTATATCAACGACCATTACATTGTACTGATATTAAACGTGATACATTATATATTAAAGACAATAATAATTGGGAAAAAGATACAGATAAAACTAAAATTAAAAACGCAATTAAAGATATTAATAAACATCATTTTAAATTAATTAGTGAATGGATGGAACAAAATCCCGATTTTAAAGACAATGAAGAAAAACAAGAATATTTTGCTCATTTATTACGAGAATGTGGTTCAAATATAGAAGAAATTAGTGATAAAGTTATAAAAAAAATATGTAGTTCAGCACATATTAAAGACGGAATTAAAGATTTAAATAATGTTATAATTGATTAAATAAATTTATTCATATATATTAATTGTAATTAAAAATGTCTAAATTAGAAAAAGCTTATAAAAATGCAACGTCATTAAAAATTAATGCTAAACAACAATTAAATAGTGAACGCGATTTTTTTAATAAAAAAGATAGGCAATTAGAAGGATATATTGAAGATAAAACTAAATATGGTTATAATAAACTTCAACAATATAAACCAGAAGTAGGCGATAAAAATAATCCTATTGCAAAACTTATAAAAATTTTTGAAGAAACATTATCTAGGGGTGAACCATTATTAAGTAAATTTAGTAATTTTTATTTAGCAAAGGGTGATTTACTTCATTATATACCACGAACAATTTTACTTTTTTTATCAATATTTATAATAATTACTGAAGTTATTTTATTATTAATTAGTCCTGTTATAGAAGCTATTCCTTTTATTGGTCCTCCTTTATTAAAATTATTACAATTTTTTAGTTTACCTAAAGAATTATATTTTATGTTTTATGGTGGTATTAAATTTGTATTATGTTTTACTATTTTGTTATCTGTAATAATATTAATAAAAGAAAGAGAAAAGTATTTTAGTGCTTCTATGAAAGATATATTATTTTTATTTATAGTATTTGTTATAAATTTACTTCCATATTTATATGATTTATTGAGTTATATAATACATTTAGGTATTATGGATGGTTTTTATAGATATAAATGTCAGCGTGATAGTGAAGATAATGAAAAAGTTATAGCAAATAAATTTAATTTAATAACTATTCTTGAATATGGTATTCTTTTAATAGGTTTAATATCATTTTTATATTACTTTTTAAGACATTATTTTTATCCTAATGTTAAAAAAGATGATCAAAAAAATCCATGGTATATTGAATCATTACCATTATTTATGTTTTTTGTTCCAATATTATATTTGGGAATATTGTATATTTGTAATTTTATTGAAAAAGAATTAAGTGATATGGTATTAACTAATATGGGTTCTATGGACGAAGATATACCTGATGAAAAAAATTGTGTAGCTGGTCCAGGACAATGTGAAGATTCTGATGATAATAAATTAACTGGATTATTAAAATTATTCATATATGGTGGCATATCATTTTTTATTGTTATATTACAAAGAACATCTCTTTCTAAAACTATAAGAAATGTTTTGGAACAAACTATTACAACAAATATTATGTTAATTCAAAAAATAATTGGTATAAATATTAAAGTTAAAAATTATAAGGGAGAATATGAGGACTTTGATGTCGGCCTTGAGGAAAAAAAAAGAAATATAAGTGATTATTCTTATGGTAAAGAAATAGGCAAAAAACTTGAAAAAATAAATGTTAATGAACTATTACGCCTTTCATCTTCTGAAACATTATCAGTTAAAGATTGTGAAAATATTTCCAATTTAAGAGATATTTATAATAGTCTTAAAAAACAACATGAACTTTATAATGATTCTAGTCCAAATTATAATCAAGAAAAATTTGAAAAAATAAAGAGCTATACAGATATTTTTAAAACAAAAATAAACACTATAAAAGATATACAACTATCCACAGACAATATATTTGATAAAGATATATTTGACAATGAAAAATTAAAAAATTTAATAGAAAATTGTAGTAGAAGAATGAAAGAATTAGACCCTAATTCAACATTTGGTTTAAATGCTGAATATGAACGAATAAAAAGTGATATAAAAAATAATGAAAAAGAAAAATCATTATTAACTAAAGTATTAAACGATAAATATAGCGAGCAAAAAAGTTTTCAACAAGCGTTAAAAGAGGCTGAGGAATCAAACAATGATGATGAGTTAATAAAAAAATTAAAAAAAAGAATAACGGAAATACCTAATGAAATTACTAGATTAAAAAAAAGGCTGACGAACCTTAATTATTCAGCGAAATCTTTTGAAGAAAAACAGAATAGTTTAGAACCATTAGCTGAAACAATACAAAGTAAAAATAATTTTGATAGAGAAACGGCAAAATATAAACTTAATGAAGGCGAAATAAATACATTGCAAGGAAAGGTTACGGAAGCGATACATAATAATAATGAGGCACAAGTTCTGAATGAAGAAAAAAGAAAAGACACGAAGGATAAATTAGACCGAGCGCGTTCCGCTCTGTCAGAACGCAGCAAGTTCTCTGTTATTCAATCTGATGTGAAATCGGCGAAAAGAAGTTATGATGATACGCGTATAAAATTGAAAGAGCAAAGAGATAAGATAAATGAGGAGCAGACGCGAGCGGCGACGAAAGTGCAGTCCCTGGCACGAGCAAAGGCGGCGAGGGGTGAAGCCAGGGTTCGTGCCGACGCGAAGGAAGGCGAGCTAGCGGCGGCGAGGGCGGAGTAAAAAAATAAAAATTTAAGATTTAAATATTTTTTTAATATTAATAAAATATTTAAATTAAAATGAAGTTCCAAATGAACCACCTAATGCACCATTAGCAGCCATAGGTTCCATTGAATCCATGAAAGAGTTTTGAATGGCTTGTTGTTGGAATGTATTTAAACCACCGCCATTATTATTTTGTTGAACCATATTTGGTAAGGCATCAATCATAGATACATTATTTTGTTGAGGCATTTGTCCTGCTTGTGGAGGAATAATAGTATTGTCTAAACCATCGGCTCTGCTATTTTGATGTTGATTTAAAATAGGTTGTGAAACACGAACATTGTTTCCATTTGTTAATGGTATTTTAGAACTGTTTCCATTCCACATATCACAACCTCTATCATAAATAATATTAATTTTGGCACCGAGTTTTGTTTGCATAGTAACTAAAATAATTAAGATAGGTAAAATAAAATTAATTTCATTAAATTTATGATAGTCTAAACCACTATATGTAGGAATATATCTTATAATTCTATCGATAAAATAAATAGCAAAGAAAATAGAGAATAGTTGTAGAACAACTTCAAATGTTAATTCAAAATTTCCTTTATTGTCATCGTCTTCGGGTATATAAGTTTTTATTAGTTTTAATACAACAACTATAGGTATTAAACCAAGTAATATATATTGACACATATTGGTCATATTTGATTTACTTGTTTCATCAAAATTAAATACATGATTAACAAAACCAGAACCAGACATTTTATTGAATGAACTGGCACTTTCTCCTCCTACAAATTCTTGTTCAACTGTCATAATTGTATTATAATAATATAGTAAAATAAAAATAATAATAAAGAATAAATAATAAAATTATTAATAAAATTATTTAAAATTATATTAATAATTTTTACTAAATGTTGAAAAAAGTATTAGAAAGTAATAAATATAGAAATAATGTTTACCATGAAGAAAATCAATATATTAATTTAATTGATGATATATTAAATGAAAATACAGAATTTGTTGGTCGTAATGGTAATACAAAGGCAATATTTGGTAGTGCTATGCATTTTTCTTTAGAAGAAAATAGTGTACCTTTTTTAACAAGTAAAAAATTAGCATGGAAAACATGTTTAAAAGAATTACTTTGGTTTATAAGTGGAAATACAAGTAATAAAACATTAAAAGAACAAAATGTTCATATATGGGATGCTAACGGGTCTCGTGAATTTTTAGATTCTCGAAATTTAATAAATAGAGAGGTAGATGATTTAGGACCTATATATGGTTTTCAATGGCGTCATTTTAATGCTGAATATGATAATGCAAATACAAATTATGATAAAAAAGGAATAGATCAATTACAAGAAATAATAGATAATTTAAAAAATGAAAACACACGATATTCGCGAAGATTAATATTAACAGCATGGAATCCTTGTCAATTAAATGAAATGGCTTTACCTCCATGTCATATTTTATGTCAATTCAATGTAATAAATAATAAATTATCATGTGCTTTATATCAGCGTAGTGGAGATGTAGGTTTAGGTGTTCCATTTAATATAGCATCGTATTCATTATTGACACATTTAATGGCTCATCATTGTAATTTAGAGGTAGGTGAATTTATATATTATTTAGGAAATAGTCATATATATGAGGAGCATGTAGAAAGTTTAAAAGAGCAATTAAATAATAGTTTATATAAATTTCCTAAATTAAATATAAAAAATAAGTATGAAAATATTAATGATTATAAATTTGAGGATTTTGAGATAATTGATTATAAATGTAATGAAAGTATAAAAATGATTATGATAAAATAAGTATTTAAATATAATATTTTAATGAAGTTATAATGAGTGGTTCAAGTGCCATGGCTTCAGCAAGAAGAAGAAGAGCAGGAAATCCTGATACCCCTATACAAAGTACTCAAAATTCAAATCAAATCAATGACCAGGATAGTAATTTGGTTGCAACAAGTAATCAAAGAATGACCCCTTTACAAATATTAAAAATTCATGATGATAAATTAAAAATTTTAGAAGAAAGTATAAATAAAATTAATTTATTAGATTTAACAAATAATAAAGTTAATAGTAATGATAATTATACAAATAATAATAATACAATTAATAGTAATAAATTAAATGAAATTAAATTTGAACAATTAAATACTCAAATTATTCATTTAAGTGAAATAGTTAAATCATTACAAATTAACATAGAAAATATATCAAAATTAAATATAATAGAAAATGACCAATATAAAATAATAAATGATGGAATATTAGAAATTAACAATTTAAAAAATTTGGTATTAGATACACAAAAAAATATAATAGATATAAAAAATGATAATGCTTTAACAAAATCGTTATATGAAAAGCATGATAATATATTACAAAACATAAATTTTGAAAATACTAATAATGATGCTGAAATGTTATTTAAGTCAGTTTTAGAAGAACAAATGAATAGTAATTTAAATACTAATTTTTCATTTGATAAAATTATAATTAATCATGATGATGATGAAGAAATGAATGATAATGATAATGATAATGAAGTGGATATTGTTAATTTAATTTCTGATAATGAAGAATTTAAACATAATAATCAACATGAAGGAGGTAATGTTTTAATGGATGAAATTATTCTAGATACAAATGAAGTAACTAAAGTAACTAAAGTAAATGAAGTAAATGAAGTAACTAAAGTAACTAAAGTAAATGAAGTAAATGAAGTAAATGAAGTAAATGAAGTAAATGAACTAAATGAAGTAAATGAAGTAAATGAAGCTAAAATATCATTGAGATAAATGAAAACTAATAAAAATATATAAATTTAATGAATTATGTTTAAAGTGAGAATAAAAATTAGAAATATTTATTAATATGTATTTAGTAATAAATATTTTTATACTAATTTTAGTATTATTTATATATATTCATATTTGTAATAATATTAACTCTAGTAATTATTTAGAAATATATGAAGTGGAATATACAAGTAAAGAAAATCTCGATGATTTATGCAATACAAAACAACCAATTATATTTAACAATATATTATTAAATAATAATATATCAAAAGAATATTTATTAGATGAATTTAAAAATTTTAATATTAATTTATTAAATGTTAACGATATACATAACAATATAAGTATACCTATAATGTTACAAGAGGCCGAAGAATTATTTAAAAATGATAATTCAAATAACTATATTTCTATTAACAATAATAATTTTTTAAATGAAACAACTTTAATTAAATTACTGAAAAATAATGATAAAATTTTAAGACCAGTAGGCGTAAGTGTTATGGAATATGACATTTTAATAGGTTCAAGAAATTCATATACAAATTTGTTGATGGAATATAGTGTTCGAAATTTTATATATGTAAATAGTGGTTCCATTGAAGTGACATTAACACCGTTTTTATATGACAAATATTTATATTCTAAAAAAAATGACGAATCAATGAATAAAATTTCTGATATAAATATTTATAATGTTAATGAAAAACATAAAAATAATTATAATAAAATAAAATTTTTACAAATAAGCATATCAACAAATCAATTATTATTTATACCAAATTATTGGTATTATTCTATAAAAATTTTAGAAGATAACACATTAGTGTCCTTATATAAATATAAAACATATAGTAATTGTATATCATTATTACCTCAATATTTATTACAATATTTACAAAAACACAATATAAAAAATAATTATGTAAATAAAGCAATAAGTAAATTACATTGAGTAAATTACATTGAGTAAATTACATTGAGTAAGTTTTCATAGAATTAATAGTATATATGTTTTGATATATATATATATTGTTTAAAATTTTACAATATATATCGTGATTGATATCATATAAATTAATATTATTTAATAAAATATTATTAATTGTATACCCTGGTATTATATTAAACATATAATAATTAAGTATATCACACAAATCATTAGATATAACATATAAATATTTTAAAAAATTTATATTTAATACTGAATAATATTTTGTTGTAAGATAATACAAATGCGAAATATTATCAAGACTAATTTTTTTACTATTTATTATAGTATGAGATAAATTTAATGATTTTTTAATAATAATTTTATTATATGTTTTTATAATATTTTTATAGTAAATAGGTTCATTTATATAATAAATTATAATTTTTTGTATATCACATGGTAAGTTATAAAATAAATTTTTTAATTTTTTACGACAATAATAACCTTTATAAATTTTTTGTATATATAGAATTTTGTAATAATATATTAAGTTAATATGATTTATACAGAGATTTAAAGATTTTATTTTAGGATAACAAGTTTTTTTACAATTATTAAAATGGCAACAAGGTATATTCATTTTATTATAATATTAATAAAAATAATTTAAAGCCATTATATAATATATATTTATAATATGCCTCCTCCCCAAACAGAACAACAAGACGATGTTACTACCGGTAATGTAAAATGGTTTAATAATAAATCGGGCTTTGGTTTTATTACAGCATTAAATAATGATATGAAAGGGCAGGATATTTTTGTTCATCATACATCCATTGATGCAAAGGGTGACCTATATAAATATTTAGTTCAAGGTGAATATGTTGAATTTAAAATTCAACAGGTCCAAGATAAAACACATGAAAATCAAGCAACGTGTGTAAAAGGCATTATGTCAGGTGATTTAATGTGTGAAACCAGACATAAAAATAAGTCATTAAACGATAATCGTGAAAATAGTGAAAGACGTCAGCAACGCAGAAGCCAAGTTCCAACAAAAAAATAAAAAATAAAAAATAAAAAATAAAAAATAAAAAAATAAATTATAAATTATAAATTATATATTATTAGTAATAATATATAATTTACCAAGTGAAAACTGTTGTGAAGCTACCATTATTCCAAATATCTGCACTAACATCTAATAATACTTCACATAAACAAGAATCATCTTTATAATATTTTTCAGTATAAATATTATTTCCATTAAAAACAACATCATTTAACCATGAACTTTCAAATTGATTTGGAAAACCTAGGCCTTTTGACCCTGCTTTAAAATCATCACGGTTAAAATTAATAAACAGTTTATTTTTTTTGTTGCCTTTTGCCAATGAAATTTTTGTAATAATATCTAGATAATATTTATCAGTAAGATATAAATATTTTTCATGTTTGATATTATTTTGTCGTGCAATAAATTCGGCGGGAGTTTCTTTGTTTGGTTTTGTATAAATAGTTTTTTCTACTTCTTTGAGTTCATCATAAATACAAGCCCATTTTTTGATATCACCATTTGAATTATCAAGCATAATTATTTTATAGTGAATGGTATATAATATTTATATTTTTATTTTCAATTTTTTTTACATGTACAACATAAATGGCACTGGTAAAAAGGGGAAGACCACGAAAGGTAGGAGTAGGTGTAGGAGAAGGTGTAGGATTAGGATTAGGATTAGGATTA